TAAGATTAAGCGCTGTAACCGATAATAGCGCCGACTTAACTGTTGGAGCTATTTGTGTATTTGGGAATCCTATTTCTGCGCCAACCGATTAAAAAACGGAGAATTTTATGCGAGTTAAATTTTTAAAAAATCAAAGTTGGAATATCAATGGAAGGATTGTTTCGTTTTTTGAAGGCGAAATAAAAAGAATTGAAAATCAAAAAATAGTTAACGACATGCTTTTTTCAAGATATGCCGTTGAAATAAAAGAAGAAGTAAAAAAAGTAGAAGAAGTAGTAAAAAAAGAAAAAAAAGAAAAAAAAGAAAAAAGTATTTATAAGTATAAAAAAAAAGTGATTTGTCCTTGTGAGAAAGAAAATTTTAAGAAAAAGTAAGGAGTAGTTTTAATGTTAAACAATGTATTAAATTATTTTGATCACCCAAAAAACGGCAATGATAACGCTTTGAATATCAATGGTAGCTTTTATAGTTCTTTCGTGGCAAAAACTTTAATTGCAACAGCGACTCTCGCCGAGATTAATATTGGTAAAGTTTTGCTAATTGGCGAATTAGGAAAGACTATAACAATTTTAGATTTTAAAGCAAAAGTTGCTGGAAATTTTGCTACAGTAACTTCTGTAGAAATAGAAGATACTGACTCTAGCCCGGTTGCAATAGCGTCAACTGCCGCAGCAGGATTAACAGATGGAGCAATATTGAACGAAGTAGAAGCAAATACGACTATGGGAGCTGGGTATTTAGGTGATTTAACCAGTGGAAAAGGTGTTCAGATAACAAAAACTGGCTCTGATGCTACAGCTGGAACGTCTGTAACAATAAGAATTGTTTATACGGTCAGTTAATAACGATTTAAATATAAGGATAAATTATGGCTCGTTATGAGTGGAATACTAAGTATGTGCTAAAAACAGATAATGTTAATTTAGTTGTTGATTTGATAGATATGAAAGATTATTTAAAGATAGATAATACTGCTGACGATGTTTTGATAACTAGTTTAATAAAAACCGCAACGAGTATTCTTGAAAAACATACTCGAAGAGAATTACTAAATAAAACCTTCAATATGTATTTAGATTTTTTCCCATTTTATAAAAGATACGGAAATAGCTTGGAAGAAAATTTTGATGAAAATACTATTTTAGTAAAACGCAGCAAACTTCAAAGTATTTTAAATATAAAATTTTATAATAATCAAGCATTAGAAACGCTAGATAGTTCTTTGTATGATTTTACAAGAGATAATGATTATTCGCGTATATATTTAATTTCTAAAAATTCAAGCTGGCCTCAGGTTGATTCTAGAAAACAAAGTGTTAATATAGAATTTGTGGCTGGATATGGCGTGGACGATACTTTTGTTCCTGAAGAATTAAAAACAACAATTAAGACAATGGTAGCCTTTATGTATGAAAATCGAGGGGACTGCGCAAGTTTAAATAAATTTTCAGAAATTTTAGGCAGCGCAACAGCGCGTAGAATTTTAGATCAATATATAATTTTGGGGATTTAATAATGGATCGTAAAAGTGTTAAAATTAAAAATCGTAAAATTTGTATAGGAAATATGAACAAACGCATTACGATTCAGACTAGATCTTTAACTACAAATAATATTGGGAGTATTGAAACGATTGAAACTTTTACCGATGATATTGATGTATGGGCTGCGATAGAGACAACAAGAGGAAATCAACTGTGGGATGGCGTGGAAGTTTCAAATCCATTTACACACAATATTTATATTAGATATAGAGATGATATTAATTTTGAAAAATGGATAAAATATAAAGACGAAGAGTACGATGTTGTCGATGTGGAAGATTTTGAGCAAGCTAATGATTTTTTATTACTTCGCTGTATACGCAAAGGTTCCAAAACAAAAGAGGCTAATTTTGCATAATGGATTTTTCGCTTGATTTAAAAAGTAATCAAATATTAAAAAAAATGAGACAGCATCCTGAACGCGCTAAAAAAGGAGCTAGGAAAGGATTGCTTTACGCAGGCAGATATTTACAAAATGAAGCGCGTGTAAAAATAAAAGACAAAAGTTCAAAAACTGGAAGGATTTATACTTATAGAGGCAGAACTCATCAGGCATCTGCACCGGGCGAATACCCAGCAAATAGAAGCGGAAATTTGGTAAAGAATATTGAATTTCAAATTTTATCGAGCGAAAAGTTGGAATTTGGCGCAAAAAACGGAGCTCCTTACGCTATTTCTTTAGAATTGGGAAATAAAACTGGAAATAGGATGAAACCACGTCCTTTTTTAGATAAAACTGTACAAAATAACAAACTAAAAATTTTGAATATTATAGGAAAAGAAATAGAGAAGGAGATAATTCGATGAAATTAAAGACGATATATGATCAGATTGTCACCTATCTTCCTTTACATACAAATTTATTTAACGATGTTTTAACAATTAATTCTTTAACATATAGCAGCGGTGTCGTTACAGCAGTAACGAGCATTGCGCATGGATTAATAACAGGTGATATAGCTAATATTAAAGGAGCTCTGGAGCGAAACTCTATCAGCTCGCTTGTGAGTTTTGGCGGAATAGCCACTGCGGTTACAGTTAACAATCATGATTTGACTAAAAATTTTCAAAAAACTGTTAACATAAGCGGAGCTGATCAGTCTGAATATAACGGAATTAAAACACTTTTAAAAATTATTGACGAAAAAACTTTTGCTTTTCAAGTAACAGGGACTCCTGTGAGTCCTGCCACGGGACCTATATTTTTAAACGAGAACAAAGCATTTGGTTATAATGGATTATTTAATATTACTGTTGTTAATCCTATTACTTTTACTTATTCAGTAGAGAGAGATTTGGATGTTTTTGGCGGAAATCCTAAAGCAAGCTTAAATCCTAGAATATTTACAGGAATAGATATTGCGAGAATTATAACAACATATACTGAGAAGCCTCCTGATAATTATGTGTTATTTATCGTTTTAGGCGCGACCTCGGCGAGTAGAAATAAAAATATACAAAGCGACGCAACTTATGAATATATCCGCGGACAAGAATATAGGCAACAATCAATTAGCAATATAAATTTATATGTTTTTGCTCCAACCAGCAAAACTGTAAACGCTGGTATTGTGCGAGATAGTTTTGAAGATTTAAGGTTTTTTTTAATCAAAATATTAGCAGGAGCATTTTTGAATTCGGGTTCTAGTGATACTAATAGAAGAGCTATAACTTATTCTAATGATAATACAGAGTTTTATAACGGAGCGTTTTTAGTCCATCACTATACCTTTGAGACAGTTTTTGACATCACACAGGATGATATTTTCCAGCCATTGGAAAGCGCTGTAATAAAAGATTTAAAAATAAGTTATTTAAATAATTTTGATGAAATAATTAAAAAAGATGATAAAGAATTTTAAAAAAAAAGGAGAATTAAGATGTCGCAAAATGTAATATTTCCAAATACAAAAATTATAAAACAGTCTGCTTTGCTTGAAGTTTTGAATACGAGACAAAAAGTATTATTTATTGGTCAAAAGACCGCTGCAGGCTCAGCTACCGGTGGGCAGCTTTATTCCGAAATCGGGAATGATAATCATTGGGATGTTCTGTTTGGCGCGAGATCGATATTGGCAGGAATGTTACGAGCTGCGCGAGAAGAAAACGGCGTAACTAGATTTGATGCGATACCATTAAATGATGCGGGCACAGCAGTAAATGCTACGTGTGTTGTTGATTTTGGAGTCGGACCTGCGACAGCAGCTACGACTATTAAGGTTTATGTTGGCTCAAAATCTAATCACGCCTACACAATATCGGTCTCCAACACCGATACAATTATAGATATTGGCGATGCACTTGCGGCTGCAATAACGGCAGATGTAAAGGCTCCTTTTACAGCTCTTAACGCTGCAGGTGTTGTTACAATAACAGCTGCTAATGGTGGAACGGAAGCAAACCAGTTTTTAATTAAATATGAAGGCGAAATCGAGGGTGTAACTATTACCTTGACAGGTTGGACAGGAGGAACAACAGATCCTGTACTAACAAATATTTTTGATATTATTGGCGAAGAAAGATATCAAACTATAGTCTGGCCTGGCGCTTATCCAACCGCAGAATTGGAGGGATTGTTAGATCCTAGATGGAATGCAGACGATTATATATTAGACGGCGTTGGTATATTATATATAAATGATAGTTTGATTAATATTAAAACAAAGGCTAATGCTTTAAATTCTCAATCTATAGCAATTTTGGCAGGAAAAACAGAAACATTAACTGATTATATAGGCGGCTCAGTTCCTGAATTAAATTATATGATTTCGGCGAAAGTAGCAGCGATAAGAGCCTTAAGATTAACGCTAGACGCTAATATCTCAAACTATATAATTTCAACTGCTGCAAATGATCAAATTGGTGGTCCTAGTTTGTCAACTTTGCCGTATGCAAACACGCCTATTATATCGATTTCGACAATAGAAACTGGGAAGGGATGGAAGGCTATAGAGATAGGAGAGATTAATGACGCTGGAGCTTCAATTGTCGGAAATAACAGAAACAATACCAATATAATTGTTGGCGAAATGGTGACGACTTATAAGACTGATCCTGCGGCTAACCCAGATATAACATATAAATATCTGAACTACGTTGATACAGCCTCAAACGTAGCTGAGTATTTTTACAATAATTCAATACGTGATTTTGGGCAAACAAGATTGACGGAGGGAAGTTTACGGCAAGGGTTTAGTATGAATAATAAAAAATCTATTACGGCAACTCTTACGGCGTATTACAGAGCGTTAACTGGCGATGTATATTTATTGCTTCAAGACGGCGAAGCAGCGCTGAATTTCTTTAAACAAAATTTAGTTGTAAATGTTGATATTTTAAATAGAAAATGTACGATTCAATGTAAAGTGCCTATAATAACGCAGTTAGGAGCGCTTATAATAACAATACAATATGCTTTTAATACTAATTAAATAAAAAGAACAGGAGGAAAATATGCCAACTTTTAGTTTATATAGTCCCGAAGTGGTAGTAAATAACGAACCTATTAATATTGTTCCAGCAACCTTTTCCTACAAAGACGGCTTCGGAGAAGACACTGTCTCGTCAGTAGCTAATGGGACGAATGTGGAGAATATTATTTCAACCGATTTGACAACAAAGAAAGGGATGATAAAGTTTAGCGTCGCTTCAACTGCGTCAAATGCTGTTTTATTAAGAATATTAAAAAATCAGCCTGGAGGAATTGTTATAAAAGTAAGCGATGCAAAGAGTGATTTTACGCGAACTTTAACATCGGGACCTTTGATTTCCGATCCAGAAGTTCAACTTCAAAATGAAGGTGTTATCGAGCTAGAATTTGAGGGAAATTCGCTTGTGTAATAATAGTTTATTTTAATTAAAAAAAAGGAGAGAATTTATGAATTTTGAAAAAGATTTTAAATATGAAATTGAACAACCTTTTGAATATGCATTAAATGGCGAAAGTAAGCAGGCAATGCATTTAATAGTAAAAATGCCGACTGGAAGGCTTAGGGAGTATACTGCTATAATTGATCAGGAATTTCAAAAAGCAAGCGCTTATATAGAGAACAATTATAGTAATATTGTCGCGCAAAATAATAATAAAAAAGAGGCTAAAACTTTAGAAAAAGACTCGTATAAAAGCATATCAAAGATTTTGGCAGCTGGCAATTCAGATCTAAACAAATGTTATACTGCGTTAAATAATATTCTTTCATATAAAATTGGAAAATTTTGTTTTTGCGAAATAGATGGCGCCACTCCTTTTGGAAGAGCCAGTTTTGATTCGCTATCAATAAAAGATATAAATAATATATTGGGCAGGTTTATTGAGTATTTTTTGTAATTTTCCCCTCAAAATTAAAAGAAATAGATTTTGAACAAAAAATTTTAAGCCTGATATATTTTTTTCAAGGAGGCTTTCAATACGAAAATATCCTTGATATGAGTTATAATGATGTTTTTGAGCTTTTGGCGCAGGCAGAGAAATTAAGCAAAAGAATAGAAATGAATTTAGAAAATTCTAAGCGAGGGCGATAATGACCGCTTACAATATATCTTACATTTATACGTTGAAAGATTCATTTTCCGGTAAACTTCAAAAAATTAACAGATTAACCAAAAAAAATGGTTTAATTTTGCGAAGTGTCAGCAAAGATATGAAGGCTGTTAGTTCCGATTATAAAAGATTTACATTGGTCGGAGTTGCTGCTTTTACAGGAGTAGCAATTGCTGCTGCGCGCTTTCAGTCGGGGTTAACCGATGTACAGAATTTGCTAGATAAAGACACAATAAGCAAATTTTCTAAAGATTTAGATTTAGCGCAAGAAAGTGCTGTTAGATTGGGATTTACAATTCCAGATACCAACAAATCTCTTTTTGATACAATTTCAGCGATTGGCGATGTAAATAAATCTTTAGAAATATTTAAAACTGCTCAGAAATTAGCTATTGGAGGTTCGACAAGTTTAGCAATAGCCGTGGATGGGCAGACTTCTGTTATCAACGCTTACGGCAAAGAGCAAACTAGCGCCACTGAAGTTGCTAACGCTTTTTTTTCAGCGCAAAGAGCTGGCAAAACCACAGTGGCAGAGTTAGCGGAAAATGTTGGGAAAGTTGCTCCTCTTGCCAAACAGGCTGGGATTTCGTTTAAAATATTATTGGCTTCTATGTCGCAATTAACTGTAGGAGGCTTAAATACCGAAGAATCAAGCACAGCGCTAAGAGGTGCTATTGCAGGCTTGTTAAAACCAAGCAAGCAGGCTCGGAAAATTTTTGAAGCACTAAACATCCCAGTCGGAGCAAGCGCTCTTAGGAATGCAGATTTTACGGATGTGCTTGAAAAATTAGCTTTTGTAGCCAAAAAAACTCCAGACGCGTTAGCTGAAATGATCCCAAATATTAGAGCTCTTACTGCTGTTTCTGCGCTCGGGGAGAAAGAGGTTAATAATTTAAGATTAATTGTAAAAAATATGAATAATGATATAAAAAAAGGTACTGGTCTTAATGAAGCGTATGAGAATAAACTTAAAGATGTTACGCAACAATGGAAAATAGCTATAGGAACTTTTAAGGTAGTGTCAAAGAATTTTGGCAAAGAATTACTGCCAGCAGCAACTAAATTTTTTAAAACTTTAACCAAAATAATGGAACTAGTTATTGAGTTAAGCCCTGCGACAACGAGAATTATTTTAATAGCAGCAGGACTTGCTACGGCTTTTACGGGAATGGTGGCAGGAATAAGCGCTTTTTTAGCCTTAAAAGGAACGTTAATATTAACGCTTGGTATTATAACAAAAGGATTTATAGTTATGTGGGCAGCTGCCACGGGACCTATTGGCATATTAGTTGCAGCGTTTATTGGCATAACAGTTTTAGGTGTTCTTTTATACAATAAATGGAAGCCTTTTAAATTTTTAATTGATGCGATAATTTCGCGTTTATTAACTGTTGGTAAATTTATTGGAAAACTCGGTTCGGTTGGGAGTCAACTTCTCGGGAGCATTGGTCTTGGCAAAGGGTCTTTTGATGCTAATATAAATCTAAACGCTCCTAAAGGATCCGTTGCCAGCGTGCAAACAAAAGAAAAGAAAAATAATGTATTTAATTTAGGATTTAATATGCAAGAGGCGTGAAATGACAATATTAAATAAATTACAAACTGGAAAATTTAAAGGTGTTATTTTTTTATGGACAAGCTCAAATTTGAGTGGTGGAAGAAAAACTGTAACGCATGAATTCCCCAATAAAAATATTAGATTTACAGAAGATTTAGGATTATTGCCTAAATCATTTACTATTGAAGCAACAATTTCAAATATAAATTATATTCAAAATAGAGACGCTTTGATTAGCGCTTTAGAATCGGAGGGCGCTGGAGAATTAACGCATCCCACTTTTGGAAATTTAAAAGTGCAAGTGACAACATATACTTTAAATGAGACGATTTCTGATTTAGGAAACGCTAAGTTTTCTATAACATTTGAAAGAACCGAGGAAAATGTATTCCCTGAAAAAGTAAAAGATAATACTACTAATATAACAAATACTTCGCAAATATTACTTGCAAAAACAGAAGAAAATATAAGCGAACAATATATTTCTCCGAGTAACAATTTTGCTAATTTTAACGATGCAAAAAATAAAGTATTAAATTTTATTGGGAAAATAGAAGATTCTGTTAAAAAACAAAAAATATTAATTAATAAAATAAATGATTATGCAGATATTATAACTACTTTTAGAAATGATATAAATACTATTATTGTGGCGCCAGCTCAACTAGCAGCTTCGATAAATAATTTATTTGCGGAATCTCAAACAATATTTGACATTCCACAAAACACATATAATTTTTATATTAATCTATTTGGTTTTGGCGAAGACGATATAGCTTTCGATGTAATAACAAATGAAAGAAAAATTAGAAAGCAAAATAGAATTGTTCTAAATCAAAATATAGAGACCAACTCATTACTTGCAGCTTATCAATCAGTAATAAATCTAAAATTTTATACCACAAAAGATATCGACGATGTTAGAGATGTTTTAGAATCGCAATTTCAAAAGTTATTTAATAATGAAAAAATAGATTTTGATACAAAAGAATTGCTTGAATCGCTTAGAAATGAAGTTGAAATATATTTTGAACAGCAAGAACAAATTGCTGCTAGAATTGAAATTTTTAAGATATTTAATGAACCAATCACGCCATTAGTTTATAGATTTTACGGGGAATTAAACAATATAGAAAAAGTGATTAATTTAAATAATTTAGAAAATTATAGTTTTATAGAAGGAAATATAAAATTACTCGTTGAGGCTGTCTGAAATGCGTATTGCGTTAGTTGTAAATGGACAACAGTATGATCGTTTTGAATCAATTAGAATTTTTAGAAGCATTGAAACTATCTCGTCAGAGTTTAATTTTGTTGCTTCAATAACAGAACCCGCAGAGTTTCCGATCAAATTAGGCGCTCCTTGCCAAATATTTATTAATAGTGTTCAAGTTTTAGACGGGTATATAGAAATATTAAATGGTTCGACTGCGGCAGATCAGCATACTATATCTGTGAGTGGTCGCGACAAAACTGCGGATATTGTTGACAGTTCGGTTTTTGACAATATTGAAATTAACAGAAACATAACTTTGGTAGATATAATTAAACTTATTTTGAAAAAAAGCAATATTAACAAAATAGATGTTATTGATAATGTTGGCAACATAAAAGCATTTTTAAAGAGCGAGATAAAATCTGCTGAAATTGGAGAAAATTTATTTGAATTAATATCCAAATATTGTAAGGCGCGACAAGTTTTGGCCACAACGGATGGTTTCGGCAATATTTCTTTAGAGAGAGCAAGCGCTAAATCTGTTCAAAGTTTATTATTAAATCAGTTAAAACCTGTAGACAATAATAATAATATTAAGTCCATAAATTTTATATTAGACAATTCAAACAGATTTCATAAAGTTGTTATTAAGAGTCAAGGAAACCCTAGCGGAATACCTGCTTCTTTAAATATGGAAGGCGATAACTTAGTCAATATTAGTCAATTCGCAATTGATTCGGAAATAAGAAAAAGCAGAATAGCTGTGGTAATGAGCGAAACCAGCCTTGATCAAGATACGGCAAAAGAAGCCGCAAAATGGCATGTAAATATAAAAAGAGCTAGAGGAATTAGCGCAAGTTTAAGCGTCGCAGGATTTAGTTATGATTCTTCCGACGACAAAAAAATATGGAAACCAAATTCTCTGGTAAATATCATTGATGATTTTTGGAATATAAAC